ACCGTATTCAAGATTCTGTAATTGAAGCACTTCAAACTTCTTGGACTAACCCAAAATATGAAGTAAATCTTGGAGGTTTAACTGTAGCTGCAGGAACAGCAGTAACTATTACAGGAATTGCTATAGCGTAAATTTAACTATAGTAAATTAAGATAAAAGGTCTGCATATTTGTAGACCTTTTTTTTGTTTACCTTTGTAGATATGTACTCCCTTTTAGAAATTATAGATACAAATCAAAAGTTATATTACATCCCTACGTCAACTCTGCAGGATGTAAGAAGGATTAATGCTACTACTGTTAGGATATACACAAACATTAACAACAGTCATAGAGATGAATATGTAACTTATGACCTTGTTGAAGCAGGGGCAGGAGGCGGTGCTACAAATACTTCTCAAGTAGCTGCAATTATAAACACTTGGAGAATACTACTTCAAGGCAATCAAAGCTTCCTTAGAGTACCTCTACCTATTACTTTAACAAGCTTTACTCCTACAGTAAATACTTGGACTTAATTGTCTAAAATATAACCTCTTTTTTTTCCGTATCTTTGCTTTAAAATAAGGCAATGATTAACACAGTTAGAAATACTGTTTTATCTGTGCTAAATAAAAATAACTACGGATATCTATCCCCGTCTGATTTTAATCTATTTTCAAAACAGGCTCAGTTAGATATATTTGAAAGCTATTTTTATCAGTACAACTATCAAATAAACAAAGAGAATGTTCGTCAATCAGGAACGGGCATAGCTAATGTTACAAAAAGCATTGAAGAGTCTATGGACTTGTTTTCAGTAACAAGAGGACTTAATACCAATGCAGGTATACCGGGTTCATATTTAATGCCGTCAGAAGCTACAACAGGTAGTGACTACTACTACCTAAACAAACTTTTAGCGTACAAGGAAATTATTACATCAGGAACGACTACAGCATTTGATGCAGCTAACAATTTACTAATTGATTCAGCACAAGCGTTTGATACGTTAGGTATTTCTTCAGGTGATATAATAGGTGTTCAGACTGCAACTCAAGGAGTACAGTATATAACAGTAGTGTCTGTTACAAACGCCACAACAATACTCACAACAGGAACTCTTCTTACAGCAGCAGCATTTCCATATACTATTATAAAGGCAGGTACACAGCAGAACGATATAGAAAAAGTTACGCATAGTAAGATTAATATGCTAAACAACTCTATCTATACATCACCATCAGCAACATATCCTGCTTATACATCAGAGGAGGCTACGCTTCAAGTATTTCCTAATACAATAAGTACAGCAGGGCGTGTAGTATCTCAGTATTACAGGTATCCTAAAAATCCAAATTGGACATACATTGAGCTTACTAATGGAGAGCCTATATTCAACCAATCAGATGCGCAGTATCAAGACTTTGAGATACCATTGGACGATGAGAACAATCTTACAATGAAAATACTTCAGTACGCAGGGGTTAGCATTAGAGAGCCTGAAGTTTTTAACTTCGCTAATAATGAGGAAGGTAAAGAAAATCAACAAGAAGGATAATGACATACATTAGTCAATACCAATATTACGAGAACGGAGGGTTAAATCCTGAAGGAGAAAATTGGGGTTCGTATCAGTATACGTCTCTTTATGATATTGTCAACAATTTTATGTTGATGTACTCAGGGAATCACAGCCTTGTAAATAATGAAGAACGGTTTAAGGTTTTGTTTCATGCGAAGAGAGGCGTTCAAGAACTTAACTACGATGCCTTTAAAGAGATTAAAGTACTTCAGTTGGATGTAACAGACCAATACAGATTTGTATTGCCTTCTGACTATGTTAATTGGGTTAGAGTATCCATGTATAAAAATGGTATTCTTTTCCCACTTACTGAAAATATTCAAGTAAACTATGCTCAGGCATACTTACAAGACAATAATGAAAGAATTCTTTTTGATGAATCGGGTAATGCGTTGTCTCCTGAATTCTCTCCTATAGACTTAGATAGAATTTTAGGCACAAAGAAAAGTATTTACTTAAACGCCAACAGTAACTTTAACGGAAGCGAAGGATACTGTTATGATGGTAATTGGTACTTTGATTACTCTATAGGAACTAGATACGGTTTAAACACAGAGACAGCAAACATTAACCCAACCTTTTCTATTGATAAAGCAATGGGGGTTATAAACTTCAGCTCCAATATCGGTAGTGCTTCAGTAGTACTTGAGTATGTATCTGATGGTATGGAAAATGGTGATGACTCTAAGATTCATGTAAATAAGATGTTTGAAGATTATATATATGCGTATATAGAGTATTCAATTCTTAACAGCAAATTGAATGTGCAGGAATATGTAGTAAGGCGTGCTCAAAAACGTAAGAGTGCTCTTCTTAGAAATGCAAAAATTAGAATTAGCAATATACATCCGGGTAGATTATTAATGAATCTAAGAGGTCAGGATAAGTGGATTAAATAAACATGGCTAAAGATACAAGAAACTTTACGGGGGGTAAAATGAACAAGGAACTTGATGAAAGATTAGTTCCTGATGGTCAATATATTGATGCCCTTAATATACGTGTCGGTTCAACAGAGAATGACGATATGGGTGTGGCTGAAAACTCGTTGGGGAATATTCCCCTTACAAATATAGAGGTTCAAGAAACATCACTTAGTAGTTCAGCTCTTTGTATTGGAGCATTTGAAGATGGAGCAGAGGAGACGTTATATTGGTTTGTTCATGACTCAGCTTTTACTGCATCTGCAAACACTAACAAGTTAGACCTTATACTTTCTTATAATACTAATACTAATATTTTAACGTATCACGTAATTAGTATGGATGATGGTGGTGGTGTAAACACAACATTAAACTTCAACCCTGAGTACTTAATAACAGGAGTAAATAAGATTGACAACTTTTTGTTCTTTACAGACGACTACAATCCTCCTAGAAAAATTAATGTATTAAAAGACTATCCTAATCCTGATGCCACAACAGATGTTGATGATTTTACTGCAGATGAGATTCTTGTAATAAAGAAACCACCAACTACTTCACCTACAGTAACAACAAGATACAACCCAAACATTATTTCTGAATTTTTAGAGGAGAGGTACATATGTTTTGCTTATAGATGGAGATACGATGACAATGAGTACTCAGCCACATCACAGTTTAGTCTTCCTGCATTTACTCCAAAAAAATTTGAATTTGCTCCAAAGAGTTACTTAAACGAGGGTATGACCAACAAGCACAATGTTGCTGAGGTTACATTTAACACAGGTGGCCCTTTAGTAAAAGGTATAGACCTTTTATTTAAAGAAGCGGGTAATGATATAATCAAGGTAATTGAGAAGCTAGACAAGGATAAGTTAGGGTATGGTGACAATAACTCTGTAACTTTTAATTTTAGTGACAGTAAAATATTCACAATACTCCCTGAGTCTGAAATTTTTAGGACATACGACAACGTGCCTAAGTTAGCTCAAGCTCAAACTATAATGGGTAATAGGCTTATGTACGGAAACTATGAGGAAGGGTATGACCTTATAGATAAAAACGGAAATCCAACACAGTTAAATTATGTAGCGACACTTAACTCTACACAATTTGATTTTGATACATTGCCTGATTCAGATGTTACTTATAACAATCTTACGTATCCTCTTCCTTTAGCAGCAGGTGGTACTTCACAGCTTGTAAATTTTGCACAGCCACAGTTTAACCTTGAGGATATAATTGTAAATAATGATGGCACAAGCAGACTTGTTGCAGGAGCTGTTTTTGAGTTTACATTTAATTTTCAAGATGATTCATCTGCCTCACAATATATATCAGGCCCTACAGCACAACCTAGCCAAGTGCCTCAAGACTTTTCATTAAGCCTGTCAATTATTTTAGCTCAAGATTATCTTTCATTAGCAGATTTAGTTGCGAGTACTGAATTTAAAAATCAAATAGGTACTACAACAAATATAAAACCTGTATCTAGTGTAACTCCAACAGACGAAACATCTTGTTCAGGATTTACTCTTACTGATAATTTTAACTGTGCAGCAACACAAGATTTAGGTTCTTTTAGTTTATACACAACAGGGGTACAGGATTATGTGACTCAAACTTTTCCTCAGCCAATATCTACATCAGCCGTTGGAAACGTATTGTTCTTTGCGTTCCCCGGTTTATGGTATGTTGATGACATAAACACGCCTTTAACAAACTACTTCAGGTTTTACCAAGTTGATTCCGCAACTGCTACGTTTAAAAATATACCTAATTCAAGAAGTCTTCATAGTAATAGAGGTTATGAGACATCCATTATATATATGGATGAGTTTGGTAGGTCTACAACTGCGCTTGTAAGTCCTAATA